TTTTACTCTATCTGCAATTCCAACAATATCACCTATTCTTAAAATCGAACCCGCTGCAATATTTGTTTCAAAAACAACTGTTTCTGTTTGATTTTGTTGTGTCTGTAAAAACCATTTTCCAACTCTTTGAGCCATACCTCTTGAAGTCGTGCCGAAAGTGCTGATATTTTTTGTCTGTGTTCCATATTTTGATTGAGCATTTGTATCTTTAACAGTCACATAATCTATTTCTTGTGTTTCAAGATCAAAATAAGAAACATTGATAACATTAAATCTAGTTTTTGAAGATGTACCAGAATATAAAAAATCTCCACCAATTACATTTGCATTATTGAATACATAGTCAAAACTTAAAGCACTTGGATTTGCATGGTCTTTTGGAGCATCTTGAACCACTTTTATTGTCCCTTCTTCGTAATAAGGTATTGCTCTCATCACAGAACAAATATCTCTAATAACTTGCATTGCATCACGCCTGTTATTGAGGTTTACATTTATTGAAAATCGTGGCTCCTGACCTCCATTTCCATCATCAACTAAAGCACTACAATATGTGCTTACCCCATAAAAAGTGTATGGATCTAGCTCAGACTCTGGTAAACCACAGCCACTTGTGGTGTCTGTAAGAAGATCATATAAAACCCATGCTGGGTCACTTGTCCAAGCTTTATCAGTTTTAAAAGTTCCATTAAAAGTTCCACTGTAAGTCAGCCTTCCATTTGCTATATCAACAGTTGCGTTATGAGGTATTTTTACAAGCTTCCCTCTAAGTCGGAAATTTCGTCTTGGAGCAGTTTGAAACAATTCAGAGCTAAATCTTAACGCTGTATAGGCTATGTTTGGATAATTATTAGGCTCTCTTATAATCTGTCTCATTTCTGCTAGTCGCATTGTATTAAAAGTATTTTCGTCACCAATATCATTGCCTCTTTCAACGCTTACAACTACTGGAAAAAATGAACCCGAAGCTCCAGATGTGTTTGTGTTATATCCAGATAAATCTCTTAAATCAATACCATAATCTCTGTTATATGGGTTGAAGCTTTTTCCCTTAACTGTCTCATCAATGACTGTGATTGCAGATCCGTTGTTTGGATTAACTTTTATAATTACTTGAACTGATGTTGATAATCTATTTCCACTCTCAGTATCAAGTCTAAAAAATTGATCGAATTTAACTTTAACTTGAACAGTATCAATGCTTACATTACTAATTGTTCCTGATCTTGCAGTTGCTGATCCGCCAACAGGAAAAGAACATTCTTGTCCTTTGTCACCTGTTATAACTTCACTACTTTGTTGTTCAGCAGCAAAAAGGACTGTGTTGTTGGCTGTTCCATCTTGAAACTCAAATCTAAATCTGTCTTTTGGATAGTTAAACTCTGAATCATTTGGGTCTGAGTTATCAGCATCAGCTTGTAAAACAGCGGTTCGATTAAGGAATAAATCTTTTAAAAAAGCATTTTGATATGCAGTGCTGGTCTTATCTGTGATGCCAGCCTTACTTGCTGTTGCACTTCCTTCAATCTGACCCTCTGCCAAAATATCAACAACAGTACCAAAATCAATAGATTTTAATTTATCACCATCAACAATTCCTATAATTTCTTTTATTCCAGCAGTAAGTCCAGATGCAGATGCTGTAACCATAATTAATCCTCATTAACAACTTGAAAAGTGTCTATTGAAGAACTCACAACTGTACTGCCGACTAGTGTTTCTCCATAAATTATATTTATTGGAACACCTTGTTTTGAATTATTCAAAAGTCCTGTGAAATTGTAATTAGGGTCTTGCGGATCTTCTTGTCTGTTTGCTCCAAATGGTTTTGGATCAGGTGAAAGCATATCAGTAACACCAGAAATAAGCATATTAACTCCTACTGCTAGAAATGTACTTTGTAAAGCAGCCCCTATAGTTATACCTAAAATTGTTGCTCCAGCTCCCCATGCGGTAAACAATGCACCAGCAGCCAAAAAGAAAAGTTCACCATGCACCACAGGAATAATTTTAATATCACTTTCCGTATACATATCAAGTAATTCTTCAGTGACTCTTAAATCCCCAGCCATGATGCAATATTCTTGATCTTTAATATGTTCTCTTACGCCTTGAAAATTGTTAATTAAAAAACTAAAAGCTTCCTTCGCACTCTTAGCTTTTATTTCAAAAGTCGATTGACCAACAAATTTTCTTAATCTTCCATAAATTGTTAATTTAATCATTTATTTCAGATGGATATACAACAATAATAGACTCTGATTTAGGTTCTACAAGGTAAAAAGGTAAATCTAAATACTTACAGGCCATTCTATCAGTATGACTGAAAGCCAATTCTCCATCAGGGTGACTGTGTACTATACCAAGAACCTCTCCTTGATCTTCTCCTCTTGCATAATCTAAAGGGTCAATTACAAAAGATTTTTCTTTATATGCACCAGATATGTTTTTACATTTCCAATAAATATCAATACCATCAACATTTACTATAAGTCCGCAACACTCCTCTGGATATGCCTCTGTAGCATGGTCAAAAGCATCTGTAGCCCACTTATATTCTTGCATCATACAAACGTGCCTACGGCTGGAAATAAGTCTCTTGTGACCACTCTTTGTGGAACAAGTCTATTTTCTAAATCATGGGCTGCTGTAAGTTCAAATTGAACAATCTGTCTATTTTCAACAGCTTTTCGATCAATAACAAAAATTTCATCACGCAATCTGTCTGAACTAGGAGTGCCAAAAGGGTTAGATCCAGAGGCAAAATTAGCATTATCTAATGCAGACGCTAATGGCATTTTTCTGGTTATTTTTGCATCAATCAAATCATTATGTGGTGTGACTTGATTTACTATCTGCAAAAAATCACTCATTGTAATTAAAAGTCCTGTCGCTGAGTTTTG